GTATTGTTGTGCTGTTATCATGTCCACGGTGTATTGTGGTAAGTCTACTGCTTTCACCAGCATATTCAATTCTCTTTGATGATTGCTTAATGGTGGATCAGTGATAGTAGCCTTAGGATTAATATTGAATACAACGTGATATAAAAATTTTTGCTTGGGTGCTAATCTAAAACTGTCATCAACATACAGCCTAGAAGCATGGCTGAAATCTGCTAGATTTCCTTTTGGATTTAGTGTTCCTTTAAACACATTATCTAAAAAACCTTTGAGTAAATTTGCCATATACTGTATTTATGTAAGGGAAAAAGCGGTAGTATTAAAAACTTAAGGCAACTTATAAAGCCGCCTTAAGCACTGTTGTATGTAGATTAGCCTTGTGTAGTAGCATCAACTGGTGTTGAGTCGCCAGTTAATAATGCCACACCAATAACGATTACAAGAATCGCTACGCCAATCCATAGTTTTTTATTTTTTAACATTTTTTTCATGGATTATCTCCTTCTTGGTTATAACAAAAAAGGGGCCTGAGCCCCTTCTCTGAATTTATAAATGCTAATGATTATTAAGCGCCGCCGCCTGTAATTAAAGTGTTTACAGTTCTGCCCACAGCAGTTCCTACGCCAGTGCCTTGTGGAGTTTGGATAGCATTGTCGTATCTCAATGCTAACGTTACAGTAACCGGTTCACTTGTTTGATATGCTAACTGATTGTAGTTTGCTGATTCAATGTAGCAACCGTACAGTTCAAATGTTTCTAAAACATTCACTGTGTTGGCACCATTTGCGCCGTCTGTAATTTCTATTTTTGTTACGAATTTGTAGTCTGAACCTGAAGCCGCCGCTGATTGTTCAAAGAAATCAAATTGTTTCTGAAGTTGTTCACCAACAAGTTTTTGTACGTTGTTGCTGACATCTTCTCTTAAAGTTAATGTAACTGTTTCCCAAGTATGTTTACCTGCTAGATATACTTTAGAGTTGTAAACATCAATCGTTGTTGTTTCAAAACTTAGATTAGGTCTTGTAATATCTACAACTTGTTTTGTAAGTTCAGTAGTCGGTGTAGATACACCAAAGTTTTCAAGTGATACTCTAAAACGATACTGTAACTTTGGCATTAACAGACCTTGGTTAGAAGCAGATTGGTTACTGTCTAAAGGTACTGTAATTTTTGATAGTGTAGATATACTCATTTGTTTCTCCTATAATATTTATCTATTATAATCCTGCTATTTCACCAGTGTTTTTCAATCTTAATGGTACGTAGATGAACTCTACTGCTTTGACTGGTTCAATAGCAATATCCAAGTACAACTCGTTTCTGTCTATTCTTGTAGGTGTGTTGTTTGATTCATCACACACAACCAAGAAATCAAAAATCGCTCTGTTACCAACTAGTTCAAGTAATAAACTTTCTGCTTGAGCCTTGATTTCATCTCTTGTGATTTTATCATTTGGTTCAAACACATAAGGTCTTGCTAGTTTGTTTAACTGGCTTCTTAAGTAAATTACTAATCTAGCAACGTTGATTCTGTCTAGTGCAGAACTTCCAGCAAATCTAGTTTTTTGTCCGTAGTTTACTAAACCAGCACCTGTAATGAAAGTGATTGGGTTCACATTGTTTGTGTACAATGTGTCTCTTTGACCTTCATTCAATGCTGTTGCTTCAAATTCGCCTTCGCTGTTGATGTAACCTGTTGATGTTGCGTTAGTGATACCACCTCTTCTTGTTCCTGCTGGAGCAAACCATGGGAAAGATACTTGGTCACTTAAAGCAATAGTTCTTAACATCATGTGTGATGCTGGAACTACAACATTGTTTCCAAAGTTGTCTGAAGTGAATCCTGATGGATAAAACACACCAAGATATTCATCTGTGCTTACTAAACCTTTATCATTATCTTCAACTGCTAGGCTTACGTTTGTTGCCCAGTTTTGTAAACTTGTTGCATCTGGTGTTAATCTCATTGGTGAGTCACCTATTATAAATGCTGACAAGCCTCTGTCATTGTTTAATGAAATCATTTCACCAATTAATTCTGGATAACCTGGTGTTGCCATTAAGTTAAACAATCTAGATTCGTCATCTCTAATTTCTTGATTAGAGTTTAACATTGCTTGTAAACTTTGTACAATAACTTTTCTTTGTGCTTTTCTACCAAATGAACCTGAACCATCTGCTTGGTTAGCCGATTCAGTTACCCATCTGTGTGGATAGTAACTTGACATTAATGTATCAGCATCTGTACCTCTAGTATTTTTTGCTGTAACATCTATGCTGTTTCTTACAAATTTCTTAACATTGAAACCTGAACGTCTTGTGTTCCATAACAACATACCTTTTGGATATAGTGCTGGATCTGGAGCATCTGGATCTAAGTAGTCACTTGCTAATAATTCTGCTATTGTTCCTGAAGGAGCAACTGTTGTTGTTCCACCTGATGTACCGTATCTAGCATCAGCAAATAATATTCCATTTTCTGTTGTTTGATCAGTTGAGTCAACTTGTACCCAACTTAAAGATGTTGCGTTCCATTTGTATATTTTTGGATAGTTTTCTAAGTCTGCTGTGCTAATCCATAAGTCGCCTTCAACAAGTGCTGTTGTATCTGATTGTGTAGTTGGTGCTGTTGCTGAAACTTGTGGACCTGCTGGATCTGAACTTGATACTGCTGAATAACCTTTCCAGTCTGTACCGTTGTGATACATGATATCAACTTCATCAACAATTGATGAGTACCATAATTGACCATCTGCCGCAGTTGTTGTTACTGCGTTGGCACTTGCTGTGTAAGTTAAAATTTTCCAATTACTTGCTCTTAGGTTTGAACCATCTGCGTATAAGTTGGCTGTTCCTGCTTTTGTCGTATAGTTGTAAGCAGTGAAACCTGCTTCGCCTAATGTTCCGTTTGTGTCTGTGATTACAAACTCACCACCATCATTGTGTTCTATTACAATTCTGTTTGAAGAATCAACACTTGCTACAATGTTTGTGAATCCTGAACCGTTGATAGCACCTGCTATTAAATCAGCATCTGTTGCCGCACCTGTTGGTGAAACTGAAACTGTTATAGCAGAATTTAAAGCCGCTTGACCAACAATTGATTCAGCAATAGTAAATGTTTTAGAACCTGCTGTGATGCCAGTTGATACTGCTGTGCCTGTAATTTTTGTTGAACCTGTAGATTCTCTTCTCATAATTGTTTGAATTAATCCACCTGTTTCTTGTTGCCAGTCAACATATAAACTGCCTACAGCAAGATTTAAACCACCACCTACTCTGTCTAAATTGTAAAGTGCTTGTTCATTACTTGCGTAAATTGGTGCTGGTACTTCTTCCCATAATTTAGTTGTACCATTGAATTTTTTAACCATCCAACTAGCACCTGCGTTAGGTGTTGTTGTTTTAACCCATAATGAACCTGTTGGTCTTGGATTTGTGTCAGATGATTTAAATTCTGGAACTGAAGTATGTGGAGCAACAGATAATGATGGTACGTAATATGTACCTGCTTCAATACCTAATGCTACACCTGTGTCTAATGTTCCATCTATAAATTGAATGTCTTGGTCATTTGAGCCATCGTAGTAAACTTGAAGTAAACCACCAACTGCTCTCGCTGATAAACCTGAAACACCTGCTCCTGAAATATCTGACGCCACATCTGCTACTGTTGTACCCGATGTTGTAATTGTAGTGTTAGCGCCGTTTATACGGATTTGGAAAGTTGTTCCTGAACCAATTACACCTGTGTAACCTGCTGTTGCTGTGTTACCTGATGCTGTTGGGTTTGAAGCAACCCAATCTGCTGTTCCAACGCCTTTCCAAGTACCATCGTATTTTTTGTACCACATTGTGTTAGCATCTGTTGTAGCCGAGATTGCATAATCTCCTGCTTGTCCAAAAGAAGTCTTAGGACGATCTGTACCAGTTACTAATAGTGTTGAATCTGTAATTACGTGTGGAACTTTATTGCTAAAAGTTTGTCCACCAGTTGTTGATGCTGAAGCACCATTCCATTCAAATATTCCAAATTTTGAAGTTGCTGTGTCAAACCAATAAGTTCCTGATTCTGGATTTGCCGCTGGTGCTGTTGCTGTTGCTTCTAATTGACCTAAGTCAACATCTGCTCTTACAACATATGCTCTGTTGGCAACACCTAAGTATGAATAAGCCGCTTGTAATCCGTACTCATTTGTTTCACCACCATTGATAGGATTATTATTTGCATCAGTTTTGAATACTGGATCTCCAAATGTTTCTGCTAATTCTCTTTGTGAAGTCATCAAGAACACTTTGCCGGCGTTTGCCGCTGTTGTACCTTGTGCGGTACCTGTTCCTGAACTGTTTGTTTTGTCTTGTGCCGAAGCAACAAATATCATTGGGACTGTGCCCGGTTCTGCTGGTGTGTAGAAACTTTCGTCGATTACACTAACCTGTACTCCTGGTGAAACTAATGCCATTTTCTTTATCTCCTATTAAAGTGGTAAAACTTTATATTGTTAGTATTTATATAGATTACCTAATTCGTGCTGTATTACACGCCAAAGAAAAGGGATAGAAAAGGGCAGGTAAATAGGTATGTATGAGACCATTATGTACCAAATGTAGAGAAAGACCTTGTGCTGTAAACTATAAAAAGGCAGGCAAAACCTATTATAGAAAGCAGTGTGAAATGTGCTTGAAGTATGGCGGACCAAGTGGTCATCAACCTAAATGGTATATAGCAGGCTATAGAGTTAAGCAAAAATGCGATAAGTGTGGACACTCTAGCAAGTTCAAACAGCATTTTAATGTGTTTCATGTGGATGGAAACCTACACAACTGTAGATTTAACAATTTAAAAACTGTGTGTGCTAATTGTCAAAGATCTTTGCACCTTGAAGGAATCCGTTGGCAACAAGGCGATCTTGTACCTGATTTTTAAGTTCACCAATGGTGCCGTTATTAGTAAATTCTGCTGTGAATTCTGTATTTGCCCATGCCCACTCTGAAGGATGTACATCGTTAGGTTTTTGCCCTATATCCTGATACATTCTAAACCACACAGGAAGTTGTCCTCGTTTTACCCACCAAACTTCACCTTCGATTTCTTTAATCATGTTCGCTTCGTTTTCAAAACGCACATCAGGTATTACCCAGTTAATATTAGGATTGTCTAAAATTTTCTTTTTTGCTAAACTTACCCATACTCCATCATAGAAACCATCACGCATACATTCTGTGCCAAACACCTGTAGCACATATCTAGGAGTGATGTCTCTGCCCATTTCTTTACTCCAAAATTCATCAGACTTTTCACGCCATGCTCTACTTTCATCAGTTTTACCATCCAGCAACTGTCTATCCCATTCAAACATTTCAGCCACACTGTCCTTTAATTTGTCAGCAAAAGATAATTTTTGAAAGTTGTGTTCTTTAACTAGAAAGTCAGCAATGGTATCTTTGCCTGAACCTATCAGTCCGCATATTCCTATAATCATAATTGTAATTGTTTGGTTCCTGATCCTAATTTACCTCTGGCAAAACAGTTGAATGCTAGACTCCATCTTTCCTTGTTGACTTCTTGTGGTGGAACTGTGTGTTCTAGCCAAGATGGAAAAAGATACAAATCTCCTGTCTTAGGTTTAAATCCATAGTAATCTAGATTGTATTGGTT